GGCCTATAAAGAATGGAAGCAGAAATAGTGTGGTTTGCTGTTGCAATATTCACCGCTCTGGGGATGCCAATGATTCAAATTGACGACCAGCGCGGTCCGTACAGTGACATTTCCCAATGTTATCATAGGGGAAGCGTAATGATTAAAGACGTTGTTACAGGAGGCAAGTTCCCACCGATTGTGCAATTCCAGGTTCTGTGTGTCGATAACCGCCGTCGTCCAATAGAAAAAGGCGCTTAGTTGCCCGCCGCTAAAATCTTCACGTCGGAGCATCCTGATGTTAAAGCGGCTTGGACGATATATAATAAGACGGGTTCCAAGCGTGAAGTAGCCAAACAGCTTGAGATAACTGACAGTAAAGTCTACAGATTGCTATCTGTGGATGAAGACCCTCCCCTTATAGAACTTCCCACATTTCCTGATGACGATATACCAGCCGAAGAAATTCTCGACAGCCTTGAGAAGCGTTTCGACCAGAAGCTAAAGCGTGAAAATGCGATTAAGTGGTTCCAGGTTAAAGTCAACGATCCCAAGCCTACGGGATGGGTCTTTGTTGGAGATCCTCACCTGGGGTCGAATTGTCACGTTAAGCTCCTCCGCGATGATGTCAAGATTATGGCTGAGACTGAAGGGATACACTGTATAAACCTCGGTGACACTGTGGACGGCTGGGGAGGTTATCTGACCAAGCTATACGCCGAGGAGGATGTTTCAAGAAACACGGAACAACGATTGGCAAAGTGGTTTTTGCAGGACGCTGGAATCCCCTGGAGAGTTTGGCTGATAGGCAACCACGATACGATGGGGGACTTCTCGACTTATCTGAAAGCCATCAACGCCGATAAAATCCCGATGGTGGACTGGCAAGCCAAGTTTCGTCTGGTGTTTCAAAACGGCTCAGAAGTCAGAATTTCAGCGGCACATAATCATAAAGGCACCTCAATTTACAACCCTCTTCACGGACAGAAACGCGCAGCATTATGGGAAGAAAATGCGGATATTTACGTTGCCGGTCATCATCATAACTGGGCAATCCAACAGGAAGAATTAAGCGATGGTAGGGTGGTAATTCTAGCAAGAAGCAGAGGGTATAAGTGGCTCGACACATTCGCAACAAGACACCAATTCCCAAATCTTCAGTACGGCGCTTCCATCATGTGTGTTGTAAATCATGCAGAGGAAGTTCCTACGAGACGTATCAAAGCATTCGCCGATCTAAAGGAAGGGGCAGAGTATCTGACATGGCTGAGAAAAAAATAAGCTCTATAACCGTAATCCCGGAAAAACGTGCGGGCAGTCTCACGGGGTTGGCTCAGTTTATTCTGGAGTGTGACGGCAAAGTTATCGTTGATCGTATTTCGCACCGGGGTCTGAGTGAGTTACTCAAGGACTGTTATTTAACTCTCCGAAAAATCGAGACGCTAGACGTTGCCGATCAATTTCACAAATAGGTGAATTATGCTAACTTTGTTAGGTAGTGTATTGGGGTTTGTCACTTCGACTGGCCCCGGCATATTTAAACAAATTATGGACAGCCGCCAGGATGTCAAAGACAAGGAGCATGAACTTGCTCTAATGGCTCAACAGAGCAAAGACAGGCGAGACGAGGCTGTTATAACCAGTGCCGGGGATGCAAACGTAGCCGTCCAGGAGAGTACGCAGGAGCTAACAAAAAGAGGTTCACTCTGGACGGTAAACCTCGCGGCTTCCGTAAGACCGATTATTACCTACTGTTTCTTCTTCGAGTTTGTTCTGTTAACGGTTCTGAGTTCATTCGGGTATATCGATCAGGCACAATTTAACCAAATATTCGAGCCTGTCAGCGGGATTTTTGCTACTATCATTAGTTTTTGGTTCGGGCAAAGGCTCGTGTCCAAATGGGCGAAGTAGAGACAAATGAAAAAGGCGTTGATCTTATTAAATCAATGGAAGGATTTAGCCCTTCTGTTTATCGCTGTCCCGCTGATATATTTACTATCGGCTTTGGCTCTTTGCATGGTCTTGATGGCGATAGGCTTGACCGCGATCATAGGGACATTACCCATAACGAGGGGACAACGTTACTTAAAAGAGACTTACGGAAAGCTGAATATTTTGTTGCGAAGCTGGTTAGGGTTCCCCTGACACTCAATCAGTTCTCGGCGCTCGTCAGCCTGGTGTTCAATATCGGTTCTGGTAATTTCCAAAACAGCACCCTCAGAATGAAACTCAACCGGCGTGATTATCAGGGTTGTGCTGACAACTTCTGGCAATGGCGCAGAGGTGGCGGCAGGATTCTTCCGGGTCTGGTGAGAAGGCGCGAACTGGAGAAACAGTTATTTTTATCCTGAACACGGCGTGTACATTTTTTGTACACAGTTTCTAACTGTATCTGACAAGAAGCCTTGGTATTCTGCCGTTTTTTACTATATCTGACGTCGATATTAAATGATAAACGGTCTGGCGTGAATAGCCTAGTTTTTCACAAACCTGTGGGATGGTAAAAGCCATTAGCGTTTAACCCTATCGAACATATGCCAAATTGTCATATCGCTCCGGGAAAACTGTGAGAGTCATACTTGTTTCCATATGACCGCCTTTAAAAAGTCGAAGCCAGATTTCTGGTTCTTCGTTTTCCTTTTGGATGTCCACATCCATGTCATGCAATTTCCCATAGCCAACAACAAACTCGTAAGCATCGTCAGTTATGCTCTTGTCAGCCCATGCAACGCTTATTCCGTCGCTAATATCATAACGACCAAATTTACTACTCAAGGATGACAACGCCAGATTAAACTTTTCCACTTCCGTTGTTTTCATTAATATAAATTATCTAAAAAGGTATTGATGTTTTTCGGCGTTCAGGGCCAGCTTGTTTTCTGCAATAATGACGGCAGGGTTTCTCCGCATAGCGAGGCCCAATCTTCTTACTTTTCCGATCACTGCATTCTTGGTAACACCCAGTTTCCCCGCTATTTCGCTTGCTGATAGGTCGGTTGCCCACAACTTAGTTAATTGTTCTTCTTGATCCTCTGTCCATACAGTATATCGCCCTCGGTGTTCACGTTTCAAATCTGTGGCAATTTTCTGGGTATGTCTAATTTCACTTATTTGCCTAAGATATTTTTCTCTGTTTTTATCAAAAATATCACTAGTTTGTTTATCAACTGTCATGGCCATTGTCTCCCCAGATACTCTAATAATTGCCAGACCAGCCTCCAGGCCTCGCCCCTGCTTATTTTCTCATGGAGAACCTCTTCCCCGTCAGGCTTGATTAAAACAATAAATAGCTCGCCTTCGACGTCTCTGAAATTAGGATAAATTATTTTTCTATCTCCTGAATAATTTCCGCCTGTGCGATCCGCGCCCTCTCGCGCAGTGTTTTTAATTCAATCCTTCTTTGACGATACTTTGGCGTCCGAAGGTCGGTGGCTATGACATTACGCCTACGCTGCGATTTCTTTTTCTTTCCCACCCTAATGTCCCAACTCCGCATTGAGTTTCACCGCCTGGTCGTAGGTCAGACAGCGCATTTCCAGAACTGAGACGAATTTCTTTCCCAAGTAGCCTTTGACCGCAGAGGCTATCTGGTCAAAATCTTGACGGATTCTCTCGTGGCATATTTCGACACTACTGTATGATTCAGTCCATTGCAGCCATCCCTCAGGCGGCACCTTGGTTGTCAGAATCAGAACCGAAATGAAAACGACTTTAATCATAAGATCACCAGTGCGAAATAAGCGACTGTAAAAAGCAAAAAGACACAAACCCCGTCGAGTACGGTCTGGGTAATTTTACTCCTTGGTTGAAACTTCAATAATAATAAATTTTCAATCATCTGATCCCCATCTCAGCTTTCTGATAACTCAATTCAGTTCGCTTCATCTCGATCCATGTCTTGTAGACATCATAATTAACCTTTGCGATGGCAGCTTTAGTTCTGGCCTCGTTCAAACTCTTCAGGTGATGGTATCTATATTCTTCTGACGCTCTGGCTTCTCTTTCTTTAGCAGCCTCACTCCCCTCGAAATTCGTAGCAATACTCGACAGGATTGACTTGGTTGCATCATCGAGAGCCTTATAAGCGCCGTCTAGTTCCGCCCACGCTATTCCACGCATGGATAATTCGGCGGCTGATTTATCAGGATCGAAATTCATTTATTCCCTCCACATATAAAACGGCGTTTGCCCAAGCCTGGGCCTTGTTTTCAAACAGGTTAAAAATATCCCAGAGACCTTCCGTTATTTCCTTGGGATCGAGACCCTTTGATTTCCACCAAACCTCCTCGCCTCGACTATGTTGCTCTGCATGGCAGGGTTGACAAAGACTCAAACTGTGTTGGTCAGAAGGTTTTATACCGGTCCCAGAAGGCGCAATATATCGGACGTGCGCCGCCTGGATGTCGTAAGTTGTCTTGCAGACCACACAAGGCAGGGTTCGGATATATTCCAAATAACGCGGCATTCTTTTAAATTCGGTCTTTGGGATCATCATGTTCATTTGCTAATCCTTGGGGTTGGACTGAGCGGCTAAGGAGAACGATGGGCAACCACTCAGCCCTGTTGAAACTAAACGACTCCCCAGGCCGTTTCCTGCGCCCAAACTAAAATGGAATCTCATCATCAAGCTCGTTAGAAACTTCCGTTATATGAACCCCGTCGTCTGGCTGCATGGGTTGGCTACCTTCGTAAGGGTCCGACATTCTCAGACTTTGAAATCTGCCTTTGGTGCCGTTTTTCGTCCACGCTCCAAGCTCTAATCTTTCGCCCGCTTTAATATCTCTGTGGGCCAAAATGTACCCAGTTGCATCAGGGTGACTATCGGCATTCTTGTAATTGTTTTTGAAAAGTGACCCGTCGCCAGGTTTAGGTTCATAAGCCATTTATTTCTCCAGTTTTTTTAACGCGGTTAATTTGTCTTCAAGTTCTCCAATAAAATCAGCAACCATTGTCCTGATCTCATCAAGCCTCTTATCGTCGCGTTCAAATCGCTTGACGAACAACTTTAAATCTTCAGGCATACGCGGATCGAAGCTGACGAAGTCGCACCATTTTCTCCCCGTGCATTCCATTTGCCAAAGCATTTGAGTTTCATATTTTTTGGGGATTTTCTGATCTAATAGTGTCTGGATGTGCGTGGCGGTGTTCGGGCATTTGATCTCTGTTAAGCCGTCGTCTTCGACCAGACCGTCAGGGCTTGCCCCGCTTTCCAAGTCGTTGTGCTGGATGAATCCGATTTCCTGCACTTTTGCATTTTCGTAAAATTCATAAGCCACACGGGCCTCGTCTTCGTGGTCTGTTCCCCATTGCATTGAAGAATTTGAATAACTGTCTGCGACCTCGCCCGTCAGTCGTTCGGCTATGAGTTGCGCCATGTAATTTGCGCGGCTCGCGCCCCAGCCTGATTTGGTCTTGGCAATAACGTCGGAGACGCGGGAAGCTGTGACCTTGCCGCAGCGAACTGCGAACCATTCGTCTGATCGTTGTTCGATATTATCCATTTTTACGGGCCTTCTTCTGTGCCGCTATTGTCTTTAGAGACGTTTTGCAATCCTCAAATTGTTCTGCTGGCATTTCCGCGACAGAGGAGATTTTGTGATGGTTACAAAATTTTATTGTGTCGGCTTTTGTCTTCGCAATTAATTCAAGAATTTCTTCTACTTGCTCTTTATCTATGACGTTTTTATTTTTTTTAATGGGGACAACCTTTTGCCCTCCATCCCCGTCATCATCCACATTAAGATCACTGTCTTGATCCGAAATAACCAACCCTAGTGCTGAAACTAAAGTGTAACGCTGAAGATACGACGTAGTTGATCCTATGGCCTGGATGGAGTTTTTTTTGCCAGAAGTGTCAGGCCCACCCGCTAATTTTGTTCTTTGCTCATGGCCATCAACATGGCTGATAACACAGGTGACGTGAACAATGCCGTCGACAAAATCCGTGTCCCAGCTATAGTAAAGATTACACTTGTCTAAAACGGGTTTGATTGTTTTGGCTATATTATCAAGGCTGGCGAAAAAGTATCCAAACCCTTCCTTGTTTTTAATCACAGTTTTAACTTCATCCATAAACTTTTGTCGGGCGTGATTGAAATTGGCTTTCGCTTGTTTTGCCTCCCACTTCTCCTGAAGTTCCATCAGTTGCGCGAGTTGGCTTAAATCACCGCCCTTTGTTATAATGGTGTTAATTAAATCAACAGGCGTTGGGTTGCTTTTTGGTTGCGCTATCGCAATATCTTTTCTTGCAGTCATTATTCTTCTCCCACTATTTCGTTGATTTCTTCAATCGCGCTATTGATTGACCTAAGGATCTCCTGACATTCATTTCGATACTCAACGCCACCGCCCAGATATTCCGCATAGCGAAGTGAACTTTTAAGACTGCTTAGTATGGGAAGGGCTTTTTCCAACTCGCCCTGCGCTTCAATGAGATCATCCCGTGCGCCGTCCGTCAGGCCGGGGTCTCGTCTGATAGGTATTGTTAAATCTTGCATTTCAGTTCTCCTTATTCACCAATTCAGATGTAACGTATAGACTGAATAAGATAATGTCAACCAAATTGGCGTATATCTATGCTGTGGCCAAATAAAACAATTTGGTTTAAACTTAGAATGTTGTGAATAAAATTGCTCATTTCCGAAAAAAAGCGGGGTTGTCTCAGGTGAAACTCGCTGAACTCTCTGGCACGTCTGGACAGCAAGTTGGACGACTAGAATTGGGGGTCCGAAAATTAAATGTTGAGTGGGCTGAGAGGTTCGCTCCTCACCTTAATTGTTTGGCCGTCGAGCTTCTTTTCGAGGACGTTGAAATAACCAAGGGCAGCTTGACCTCGGTTAAGTGCGTCGGGTTCGTCCAGGCTGGCGATTGGCGCGAGGCGGTAGAACTCCCGGAAGACGAGCAATATGCGGTGAATGTACCGCCTGATGGGAGGTTCAGAGAGATAGAAGTCTTCGCCCTGGAGATCAGAGGCGACAGCATGAACCTTCGTTATGCGGATAAATCGCTGTTAATATGCTCCCGCTACGATCCAGTAAACGACCGACTCCCGGTCGGCAAACGTGTCATCGTCCAAAGACGCTCCGAGTTGGGATTGATCGAGGCAACATGCAAAGAGTTAATCATAGACGACGAAGGGAAGGGGTGGCTGAAGCCTGATTCAAACAATCCCGCACACTCATCTATAAGATTCACTCAAAATGATGACGGCGAAGACGATACTCAAATAATCGCTGTCGTGATGGCGTCATACCAACCAGAATAGAAATAATACACCATATAGGTTGACATTAGACTAGCTTCTGGTTTAGAAGTTAGTTATGCAACTCTCCAAATACATAGAAAAAAACGAAATGACCGTAGCTCAGGCAGCGCGGGATTTCGGTGTAATAGACCAGACCATGCGCCATTGGGCGGCGGGGCGGAGGACGCCTCGTGCGAAGTTCATGCGCCAAATTATGGAATGGTCACGAGGCTATGTGACGCCTCTGGACTTTTTAGATGGAGAACACGATGACTCAAAGTGAAAAGATTTTAGGGTATCTAAAAAACGGCCACAGTCTGACGCCACGCAAGGCACAGGTCGAGTTTGGTGTTATGAGATTGGCCGCGAGAATTAAAGACTTGCGGGACGAGGGACATGCGGTCCAGAGCGAAATGGTGAGAGTCCCGACCCGGAATGGCACCGCCAGAGTAGCTCGTTATTCTTTAAGTGCATGAAGTCCTCGACCTTTTCAGTGGCGTGGGCGGCTTTAGTTTGGGTTTGGAACGATGTAGTTCACGAAGTGGCACCGGCGGATTCAAGACTGTCGCGTTTTGCGAGATTGAGGAATTTCCCAGAAGGGTTCTTAAAAAGCACTGGCCTGATGTTCCTATCTATAAGGATGTTAGAGAGTTAAATGCCCAGCGACTCGCAGACGATGGAATTATTCCCGACATCATCACTGGGGGATTCCCGTGTACCGACCTTTCCGTTGCGGGAAAACAGAAAGGCATCGAAGCCGAGAGATCAGGACTCTGGAGTGACCTCTGCCGACTTATTGGGGACATACGACCCAGATACGCAATCGTGGAGAACGTCTCAAACTTGCTTGCTGGCCCTAGCGAACTCAGAGGGGGATGGTTTGGCAAGGTTCTCGGAGACCTGGCCGAGATCGGGTTTGATGCGGAATGGCATTGCATACCATCTTCCTACCTTGGTGGCTGGTCAAGAAGGGACAGAGTATGGGTACTTGCCTACCCCAACGGCGGTAACAGATCCGAAGGGGAGTCCAAGAAACAGATTTTACGGCAGCGATGCATATCGGAGTTTACTGAGAGAGTATCTCCGCGATGGCGCGGGCGATCCAATATACCCGAACCCAAATCTATCGGAGGTCATCCTGGGCTATCCAGTAGACTACACGCTATTGGAAACAGCGTCTCTCCCCAAATCGCAACCCTTATCGGTAGAGCAATTTTAGATGTTGAAATACAGAAACATTAAAACTGAAGTAGACGGGATTATTTTTGATTCCAAGGCTGAAGCCCGCCGGTACGGGCAATTAAGACTTCTGGAAAAAGCCAACGAGATTTCCGATCTAAGATTACAATACCCGTTTGAATGCAAGATTAATGAAAAGAAAATCTGCACATACCGCGCCGACTTTGATTATTTCGAAGGCGACCAGTGGGTTGTAGAGGACGTGAAAGGCTTCCGTACTCAGGTCTATAGGCTGAAAAAGAGGCTTGTGGAGGCTCTCTACGGAGTTGAAATCCGCGAGGTGAAGGCATGAAAAAGGGCGCTGACAAAAATTGCCCTAAGTGCAAAGGCTTGGGTTACATCGAAGTTTATTTCCCGGAAAATTCAGCCGACGCTCGTAGCTGGCCTGATCGGATTCGCAAGTGTGTTTGCCGCAAAGAGGTGAAGGCATGAACTGTCCCAAGTGTTCAGGTGCTGCAATGATTCCGGGGCGTCTTCTAATTGTCGCCTCGACTGAAACGAACCCAAATCAGCTATACCCCTGCGACTATGAAGGCTGCCACGCTGGACTTGTGCATTGCTGCGACGGTCTCGAAGAGGGGTGGGACGAGTGGACAGTGGAGGCCCGATGGGTAGGCCATAACGAGCCAATCCCTGAAGGGTTCAAGTTGGCTAACGAAAAGGAAAGTCATCATACGAGGCATTCCAGATTAGTTGTGAGGGAATATGAGGTGGAATAAATCAAAAGAGAAAGAATTAATAGCCCTCTGGAAGACCGGCCTGACCTTTCAAAAGATTGGCGAAAAAATCGGGATCAACCGCATGTCTGTGGCGGGGAAATTGTCCCGCCTGGGGATGAGAAGGAAATTAAAAAGCGCATGGAGCGGGGAGCTAAGTCTCCATGAAAAAAAAGGCGACTGGGAAAAGCGTGGCAATTTTAGTTTTTGCCAGTGGCTGGAGGACGGGAAATTCTGCCACGCTGAGATCAGTCTCAAACAAAGTTTTGCATTTTGTGACGAGCATATAACGAAAGTTAAACGAAAGGGAGGAGGGAACAATGACAATTTTTAGTGAACGTGACGCAGCGCATTTCTTTGGTATTAAGTTTAAAAACACACGAGTACACGAGCCGTTGAAATCGGTCAGGCGGGTTGTCCAGAAAGAGTTTAATTTAACGAAAAAACAAATATGCGGGCGGCGGCGCAACAGAAATATTAGCTGGCCGCGCTTCATAGCCTGGTGGATTTCAACAGAGGTCACATACAGTAGTTTTCCAGAAATTGGGAGGGCTTATAATCGTGACCATACCTCCGTCATGCACGGCGTTAAGCGGGTAAAAGAATGGGAGGACACCAATCCCGAATGGTGGGATAAGGCGCAGGGAATCAGAGGAGAATTTCTGTGAGCAAACTCCCTTATATGCCTTTTTTCGTAGGGGATTATCTCTCTGAT